AGAGTTGACCAACTCAAAGACGTGCTGGGAATATCGCGCGCCCTTGACGAGTTCTCTGCCCGCTACTTTGGCCAAGGCACTGTCAGTTCCGGCATCATTTCCTACCCTGGCGACATGACCAGTGAGCAGGCTGACCGGCTGAAGGAACAATTTGAAAAGAACAGTCACGGGATGCGCAACGCACACCGGCCTAACATTCTGACCGGCGGCGCAAAGTTTGAGCGCATGTCAGACGATGCGCAACAAGCACAACTGATTGAGGCCAAGAAGTTTGCGGTTGAGGAAGTTGCGCGGATTTTCAAGATTCAGCCAAGTATGCTCGGCAGTCAAGTACCAGGCGCTCGAGCCTACGCAAGCCAAGAACAAGACTCTGTTAGTTTCGTGACCATCACGTTGCGCCCCATCATTTACAAGCTCGAGGAAGCGTTTGGGCGTCTGCTCACACCAATTTCACCCGGTGCGTTTCTCAAGTTCAACATGGAAGGTTTGCTGCGCGGTGACATCCAAAGTCGTTACGCCGCTTACTCCCAAGGAATCCAAGCTGGTTTCCTTTCCATCAATGACATCAGACGCCTTGAGGACTTGCGCAACGTTGAAGGCGGCGATGTGATGCGCGTGCCGTTGTCACACGTTGACCTAGCGGCAGCAAACATTGTGGAGACTGACAAGCGTGTCGGCATGGCCGTGCGTTTGATTAGTGTCGGTTTCAATCCAATTGACGTGCTTTCCTCACTTGGTTTGCCGGCGATGGATCACACTGGCCTGCCAACGGTTCAGTTGCAGAACGCTGCACAGGTTGGCGAGTCTGGCGTTGACGTTGAGGAACTTTACCTTGGCGCCCGCGACTATGACCCCGAGGACATTGCCAACGCATTGGCTGAGGGTTTGCGTTCCATGCCTGCCCCTGTTGTCAATGTCAACGTGCCAGAGGCCACGCCACGCACCCGCAACATTGAGCGCGATACTGACGGCAACATCACAAAGATTGTGGAGAACTAAGCCATGGCACTTGTCACTAATGGAACCAACGCAATGCTCAACGGCTTGACCGCTGTTGCAACCCATGTGTCACTACACACTGCCGACCCCGGCGCCAACGGCGCGAATGAAGTGACTGGCTCGCCGTACACGCGCGAACTTGCAGGTTGGGCTGCTGCTAGTGGCGGCACCGCAGTCAACTCTGGCAGCATTGTCTTTGATGTCCCAGGGTCACGAACAATCACTCACCTTGGATATTTCTCTGCGAGCACCGCCGGAACGTTTTACGGTTCACGCGCATTGGATACCAGTCAGACTTTCGCAACCGCTGGCACATACACAATCACCGCCGGCAACCTGTCTGAATCTGTGGCGTAGTCCATGGCTGGGCTGTTCACTCTTGACAGCGCAAGCCTTGGTCAACTTGACACCGATGTACTCGGTGGACAAGGCACCGGCTTTGTTGTTGGGCAGAGTACGAGCACCGGCCAAGTTGTTGGCGTTCAAGGTTTCACAGGTTCGGCAACAGGATCAAACACAACAACTGGCAGCGCCCTTGGTGTTGTGGGTTTTGCTGGTAGTGCAACAGGATCAAACACAACAACTGGCAGCGCCCTTGGTGCGGTTGCTTTCGTTGGCAGTGTTGTTGGTTCATCGGCGTCAACTGGTTTGGTTGTTGGTGTTGAAGGCAACACGGGCAGCGTCACTGGCGTCAGTGTTTCCACTGGCACCGCCGATGGCACGCCTGCACTTGTCGGCATTGTTGACGGTGAAAGTGTTGGCCAAGGCGCTGGCGCTGGTAGTCCTGCACTTGGTGGCAATGTTGTTGGTGTTTCGGTTTCGACAGGTTCCGCATCCGGTTCACCTGATGGGCCACCGCCACCGCCACCGCCCGAGCCTGAGGTTCTCACTGGTCACCTGCCGTTTTTCCAATATGTGCCAAGACCGCAACCAATTCGGCCAAGACCGCAACAACCGCAACCCACAATGCACACAGGTGGCGCAAAAGGCAACACACAGACGTTTGCCACCGTGGTTGGTGCCTTAGGGTATGCCGGAAAAGTTAGCGGCTCACAGACGGTTTCAGGGCATTTTGCTGGCGTGCGTTATCCAAGTGACGAGCTGGTGGCGCGTTGGGCGCGTCAACTAATCGAGCATGAACTTTTGACATTGGAGTTGTTGTGATTACAAGCGGACAAGTTACTGTTGGAACAGCCACCCCCGTGCAGATTGACGGGTCAAGTGTCAACCCAATATATTTGACAGTTCACAACAATGACAACACCAAGGTTCTATATCTTGGCGGCACTGGTGTTTCCACAACTACTGGCTTGAAATTGTTGAAAGAGGAGACACTTCAATTCACACTGAATCCTGGTGAGGCACTTTATGCAATAAGCGCCAGCGGCAACCACGTTATCAGTTGGTTAAGGCAGACAGTCTGATGCCATATTTCATTACAGACAAAGCGGAAGGTTGCAGCGGTTGGGCAACCATCAAGGATGACGGTGAAGTGATCGGTTGCCACGAAACCAAGGCTGACGCCATTGCGCAAATGGTTGCTGTCAGTATTGCTGAGGATATGGAGCCGGGCGGCGAACGCGCACTGCCTGAGAACTACCGGCCAGCGTTGGCACTTGACGTTCCCGAAGGCCGTGCCTGTGGCAATTGCTTTTTCTATGATGAGACAAACATTCAAGGTGACAAGGCGTTTTGCACCCGCTGGGATGAATACGTCAGTGGCGCCTACTACTGCAACGCGTGGCAACCTGATGTTGAGGAACGCGCACCGGCGCCACCAGCGGATCAGATAACTGGCAGCGATCAAAACGAACCTGGCAGCGCAGCCGGAACTGGCGGTGACATTGAAGTCAGTGAAGCAACACGCACCGCATTGGAAAACAAAGTCACTGAACACAATGATGCAATGACTGCGCGAGATCGGCCAAGTTGGACGCGGGCCAGAGTCGGCACGTTGCTTGCCGTTTATCGCCGTGGCTCTGGCGCTTATAGCACCAGTCACCGACCTGGCGTTTCCCGTGCTGCATGGTCAATGGCTAGGGTCAACGCCTTCCTGTATTTGTTGCGCACTGGCCGTCCACAAAACTCTGCCTACATCACAGACAACGACCTACTGCCAGAGGATCACCCACGCAGCACCAAGAGAACCGCGCCAGCAATTATTGAGACACGGGCAACGCCGCCCAACTACATGCAGGCAGCGGCGGCGCGTGGTCTTGAGTTACGCCGTGAAGGTTTTGCCGGTGATGGTGTAACTGACAAGACTGTTCGGGAAGCGCGTGAAATGGCTGACGGCAACATCAGTGATGACAAGATCATCAGGGCGTTTGCATGGTCGCAGCGCCATGCCGTTGACTTGCGAGCACCAAAGAACAACGACCCCGATCACCCTGACTGGCCCGGTGCTGGCGCGGTGGCGCACTACTTGTGGGGCATCAACCCACTGAACCCAGGGCCTGCAATCAGGTTTCTAGAACGTGAATCAAACCGTTTGCAAGGAAGGACAACAATGAGTGACCTAGAGATCAGAACAATTGACACCGAGCCTTTGGAGTTGCGTGCAGCTGCTAACGGTGACGGCATGACCTTCATGGGTTATGCAGCGCGATACGACAGCCCGAGTTTACCCTTGCCTTTCACTGAGCGCATTGCCCCTGGTGCTTTCACGCGCACATTAAAGTCGCGTAACAACATCAAAATGTTTGTCAATCATTCTGACTTGCATGTGTTGGCGTCAACGCGGGCAAAGACCTTGCGCCTTGAGGATCGCGCTGATGGTTTGTTTGTTGAGGCCGACTTGCCTGATGTTACTTACGCTAACGACTTGCGGGTGCTAATGCAGCGCGGCGATGTCAACACAATGAGTTTCGGTTTTTCCACGGTGCGTGATTCATGGAGTGATAACGGCGCGGAGCGCACACTTCAGGAAGTCAGGTTGATAGAAGTAAGCGTGGTAACTTCCACAGCTGCATATCCACAAACTTCAGCATCCGTTCGCAATCTGCGACTCATTGCGCACCGTACCTCAACCGACTTTGATGCACTCACTGACGCCATTGCTGCGTTGGAACTTGGTGAGTTGTCAGATGATCAGGCAAGTTTGCTGCGCACTGTTGTTGATAGCGCCGCTGGCAAGCTTGAGGAAGTCCCCGCCGAGGCCAACGTGCCGATGGGGATTCTGATGAACAAATTGGATTTGATTGCAAAGCAACTCAACATCTGATTCATAGCAGTGAATAGAAAGCCCTGACCACACATTGAAACTGTCAGGCAACTGGGTGCGATTCCCAGCACTGCACTGCGCGCAAGGTCGGAGCCGACCAGCGCCACTGGGTAGCGGAGCCGCGCCCTTGTCATTCCTGCGACTTAATCAATTACACATAGGAGAATCATGTCTTACCTTGAGCGGCTTGTTGAAGCCCAGAACAAAGACCTGTATTCCGCACGGGCATATCTTGACCGTGCAGAGTCAGAAAAGCGTGAACTATCAGTTGAGGAGCGCACCGCATGGGATGCACTCAACAAAGAAATGGACAACCGTCAAGACCACATCAATGAGGTTCGGTCAGCCGAACAGCGTGACGCCAAAGTTGCAGAGGCAATGTCCTTTGCGCCAGAGGTTCGCACCGACTCAGTACGTTCCGATGTTCGCAGTGATTCAGACATTCTGCGTGCAATGGCTCGCGGCGAGATTCGGTCACACAAGTTTGAGCACCGTGCGCTTGATACCGACACTAGCACCAAAGGCCCAGAGACCGTTCCACAAGGATTCCTTGCAACGGTTCAAGCCAAGTTGCTCACCACCGGCCCAATGCTCAACGGCGCCGTTGTCAACCTGTTGAACACCAACAGCGGCAACGACATCAAGGTTCCTGTTGAGTCAACTCGCATGGCTGGCACAGCAGTTGCCGAGGGCGCGACCTTCGCAGCTTCTGATCCAACATTTGCCAACCTGACTCTGCGTTCACACAAGATTGGCACACTCGT